AAATCAGTTTCTACAGGTTCATCAACAACTCTAATTGAATCAAAAACTTATGAAAATCCTCAATTCTTAAGAATGAAGGACTTAATGGGTAAATTAGGTTAAAAAAAATAAAATAAACTTTAAAAAAACAAAACAAATACTAAAATGGGAGCATTATTAGAATCAGGTCTTGTTGGTAACATTGGGTTAAAACACCTTAAAGTTATCAAAGAAGACACAATCAACAAATGGGACAAACTAGGATTCTTAGAGGGTCTTAAAGGTCACATGAGAGAAAACGTGGCACAATTATACGAAAATCAAGCATCATTCTTAATCAATGAAGCATCATCTACATCTGATACAGGTGCATTTGAAACAGTGGTTTTCCCAATCGTGAGACGTGTATTCTCTAAATTATTAGCGAATGACATCGTATCTGTACAAGCAATGAACTTACCAATCGGTAAATTATTTTACTTTGTACCTAACATTCAGTCTTACCAACCAGGTACTTCTGAGCATTACGCACCTTATGGTTCACCAAACGCTAACTCGGACCAAACTCCGAACAGTGGTTATAACTATAACAACACTAAAGACCTTTACGATAGATTCTACGAAGGTAACGAACCAGCATTAGACCCACCAGGGTTATTTGACTATTCTAAAGGACAATTCTCGGCAATCACTGCAAACGTAACAACAGTTTCATGGTTAGCTGACCAATTAGTTCCTTCTGCTTATACTCTTTCTGATTACAGAAAAGTATTAATAGTTATGTCAGGTTTTGCACCTGATGGAGCTGGTAAATTAATCGGTCCTGATGGTCAACCAATGGATAATGAAGCTTTCTTATCTGATTTGACTATCTATGGCGCATCTGGAAACGTAACAACTTCAGCAAACACTACAAACCCTTACTTATTCAGAGTTGTAACTCAAAGATATGGTAAAGGTATTGTACAGTACGGTAATAACAACGATACGTTAGTGTTCCCTAACAGTAAAACTGATGGCGGTCAATATGACAACTTATGTGATGCTCAAGGTAAAATCTACTTAGAGGTTGATTTACAAGTACCTGTTTGTATTACTTGTGGTGGTTCTATGGACGGTTACACAGGTTCAACATTTGAATCAACGGTTGATACAGATAACGCATTTACTGCAACTTACAGAATCTACAAAAACTTAGAATTTGAAGATAAAATTGGTGAGGTTTCTTTTGACCTTATGTCAGTTACAGTTTCTGTAACAGAAAGAAAATTAAGAGCTCAATGGTCTCCAGAAATGGCACAAGACGTTGCAGCATTCCACAACATCGATGCTGAAGCTGAATTAACAGCTTTATTATCTGAGCAAGTTGCGGCTGAAATCGACCGTGAAATCTTAAGAGATTTACGTAAAGGTGCGGCTTGGAACTTAAGATGGGATTACAATGGTTGGAAGCGTCTGGGTTCAAGTGCAGTTCCTTACACTCAAAAAGATTGGAACCAAACTTTAATCACAGCAATCAACCAAATTTCAGCTCAAATCCACAAATCTACATTAAGAGGTGGAGCAAACTGGATTGTTGTTTCTTCTGAAATCAGTGCAATCTTTGATGACTTGGAATATTTCCACGTATCAAATGCAGCTCCTGAGCAAGACCAATACAACATGGGTATTGAAAGAGTTGGTACATTAGCAGGTCGTTACCAAGTTTACCGTGACCCTTACTTCCCACCAAACCAAGTGTTAATGGGACACAAAGGAACATCATTGTTAGACACAGGTTACATCTACGCACCGTACGTACCTCTACAATTAACTCCAACTATGTACAATCCGTTTAACTTTACTCCGATAAAGGGTATTATGACGAGATACGCTAAAAAAATGGTGAACAATCGCTTTTATGGTAGAATTACAGTTGATGGTGTTAGAACATTCGATTTAAGAGAATTGAGATAATCAATTTCTTACGAAATACACTAAAAGGGACAAGAAATTGTCCCTTTTTTTATTTTAACGCTCTAAGTGATTTAGAAACAATTTCAGATTCAGTTAATGAATATATACCGTTTTTATAAGCCATTTGAACCGCCCTAATTAACATAAACTTCGCTTGTTCCTCAGTTAATCCATCAATTAATGTATCAATATCTTTAGGGTCATAAATTGCAATGTCTTCAAAAAGAAATGCTATTGGTTGTTTTTCTTGTTCCATAATATAATATCTGTATATTTATTATAAGTATATGACAAAAAATATGATTAGTGAAGATTTAGGTGTTTGGTTTGGTACTAAGAAAAAACCAAAAGGAAGTAGTCAACCAAAGGGTCCTTGGGTTAATATATGTCGTAAAGAAGATGGAAAACACCCACCGTGTGGAAGACCTGAGGCAAAAGACAAAGGATATCCAAAATGTCGAGCTGCGGGTGTTGCATCAAAAATGAGTGATTCTGAAAAAAGAAATGCTTGTCAACAAAAAAGAAAGGCTGAAAAGACACATAATAAATCAGGAACAGGTAATTCCCCTAAAATGGTATCTAACAAACCAAAAAACGAATCAGTTAAAAAAACTGTAAGATTAACCGAAAGTGATTTAATCAGATTAGTTAAAAAGGTTTTGAAGGATAATCAAGTTGGGAATGATTAGATGTGTCAATAACAACAACAGAATCAACTTTTAAAATTTCAGGTATTACTTTAGGTTTATTATTATAAACTATTTTATTCTGTATCACCTCTTTTGGTTCTTCTTTAACCACTTGTTTGACCGTACCCTGAATTATCTTTTTGGTTTTAATGACAACATCTACTTTATCTTCAACTTTTGTTTTAATAGGTCTATTAATAAAGTTAAGAAGTAATATTATTCCTATCAAACTAATTGGGATTAAAATTACTAATAAGCCATAATAAAACGTTTTTTTAAACGGACTTAACGACATTATATTGTTTTTAAAATGTTTTGAAGAGAGTGTCTTATGTTGGCAGTTATTTCTTTTTCAAAAACTAATCGTCTTTCCTCAACTTCATTATCAAATAATGCAACAATCGAGTTCCAAGATTTATCTTCTAAAAAAATAGTATAAGAATAAACATGGTTAATAACTTTAACACTATAGTTTTCCAAAATAACAAATATATCTTGTTTTTCGTTTCGGATATAACGTTTATTTGTGATTGGTGTTAATAATAGAATTGTTTCCTCTTTACTAATCAATTTTTTACAAATTAACATACAATCTCTTTCGTATGCAGATTTTCTAAGTTGTGGATTTAACTTTCTTGCATAAGAAATATATTTCTTTTGAATTAGTCTTTTTAGGGTGTGGGTAATTTTGTTTATCATCTTTTATCTGTATTTACTGACAAAGATAACATAAACCTTTGGATAAAAAAAATATTTTAAAAAAAAAATTAACAATACGCTCCTGAACAATGTTTCTTACCGTCCAACCCTTTAATCGTTCCTTTACAAACTTGAACGGCATGACCGTTAGCATAAGCTGAAGGATAAACTTTAAATTTTGACTTTGCTGATGCTTTACCTCTTGCACAAAGTGGTGTTCCCGCTTTTTTTCTACCTTCATTCATATCTTCGTAATCAACATATTGAGATTCTCTATCTGTTTCATTTTTAAAGAAATCAAATACTTGGTCAATATTGTTTTTTGCTTCAGAAATATGGTCATCCGCCCAATCATGACCGTTTTGTATAATGTTGTCAAGTTCGTTTTGGTCCATCTCTAACATCATTTCACATTGTCTTTTAATTTGTTCCAAATTACTAAAGAACATATAGTTCACACTTTCTTGTTCGGTTAAAACTTTTTTAACAATTCTGTTTAAGTCCGATTCGGTTAATTTTATTGTTTTCATATTATTGTCTAAATGATGTGTTATTTGTTTTGTAATTAACAATGTTAAATGTTAATTCTTTTTTATAAGTATCTTTTTCACCTGAAGTGTTCACTTGAATATCAACATAATATTGATTAGGTATTTTATCCCTTGTATCAAACATAAAATAGTATTCGTTTGGAGTTCTATTAACTGGTGTCCAATCTTGTACTAGTACTTCAGTTGTTCCCTCTCTAACATATATTCTGTAAAATGCTGACACATCCTCCAATGGAGCTTGACCTGTATATGCTCTTTTAATTGTTACCCCAACCTTTCTAATGTC